TGGTTCTGACAGCTGGTCAGGACTTCGAAGGCGTCTTCCGCCTCCGGCGTGGCGAGCGCGTCTTGCGTGTACGGGCAGGCTTCGCACCGGCTTCCGTCCCCGCCGGCGCAGCTGAGCCGGCAATAGTCCGCTCCGCCGTCGCCGTCCCGGAAGTGGTATTCGACGAGGCGGCGGAGCCGTTTTTTTCCCGCTCCCGCAGGAGGAACGGCTTGGCATAGGCGTCGTCAAACGCCTCGAAAAAGATCGGGTCGCTGAGGACCGTCTCCAGGTTCTCGCGCGTAAACGGCAGCGGCGCTGCCTCGCCCTCTTCCGTTTCCGTTTCGACGTCCCGCCAGTCCATCGCGCCGGCCAGGATCAACGCCTCGCTGAGGGCGTCGCCAAGTTCTTCCAGGCGCTCGACAGACATCTCGCTGTCGGGATTCTCGCCCATCTTCTGCATGACCGCCCGACGTGCGGCGCGGAACATGGCGCGGGTGATGGGCGCGAACAGCACCTGAGCGCCCATGACGGGCTTCCAGGCTGGCTCTTCCTGTCGTTTGGGAGCAACGAGCATCAGTAAGATGCCTTCCCGTTCACCAGCACCGCGCGGAGCATCGGGGCGCCCGAAGGCGTGGATGCCATGCCGTCCAGATCGATCTGGATGCCACCCGGGCCAGTGATCGGACGTTTGCGACGCGGGAGGAACACGCGGCCAAGCGTCAGGGTCAGAGAGCGCGCGCCATTGATGAAATTGAGTTGCACCGCCACCGGCGTCTGAGACGTGGCTTTGGTCAGCATCGCGTTGTCAGCAAACTTCGTGGTCATCGCGATCGACGCCGACGGCATGCCCGGGTCAATGCCGCCGACTTCACTATCCGAACGAACTGTCTCGACCTTCTCAAGTCCGTTCGAGAACGAGAGGCTTGCAGTCAGCACCTCGCCGGCCGCAACCCCATCGACCAGGATCTGGCCTGACGCCTGCGCAAAGCGAGTGATATTCGCCGGCGCCAGCACATCAGGCGTGCCCGCTTGGCTGGTGTTGGCGGGAACGGTCTCACCCTTGGCCATCGTGCCCACAGTCGCGCTGAGCAGGCCGCCACGGCGCATTTCCAGCCGCAGGGTGTTGGCCATCACGCCGTAGTTGGTCGTGAAGCTGGGCACCTGCGGGTGACCGATCTCGATCGATGCCGATGGCAGGACAGCCGAACCGCTGTCGAAGGTGTGGCTGTAGGTCGTCGTGCCAGTGGTCGTCGGCGCACCCATGAGCAGCTTCAGCCAATAGCCGAAGGCGGTCGCGTCGACCGGAATAGACACGTCGCCGTCGTTGTTCACGACATCGTAGGTCGGGTCAGCCGGCGCGCGGCCGAGGCCAAGCAGATCGCTTTCGATCAGCCCCTGCTCAGCCCCTAGGTTGGAGGTGATGAACGGAAGCTGCGAATAGCCGCTGACAGGCGGCGTGCCGTACGTGCCTTCGAAGGCAAGATTCATCAGCGCGTTCGCGCCGCGTGCCCGTGCCATAGCGGTCTCCTTGTGAAATCAGGCGAGAGGGTCAGGCGTGCCGTAGCTCGCCTCGATGATGATGCTGGCCGCGCGCGGGGGCTTCACCGTGCCGTCAACCTTGAAGTCGCCGGTCAGCGGCGCTGAGGCTTCGATCCAGTCACACAGGCCGCCAAGGTGGCGGTTCAGCGCAATCGCGGCGCCCAGCTCGGACGCCATGCGGTCGATCGCCGCTTCCGCCGTCTCTCCCGGCTGAGGATAGCTGGCCAGATCGACCGGGATGCGATGGCGATACCAGTACATCCGCGGGCTGCAGGTGACTTCGGGCTCGCCCGGGTCGCCGCTTCGCACGATGCACAAGCCCTCCGCGGGCACCTTGGACGGCAGGTCGTCGTCGCCGTTCATGCCCATGATCTTGGCGCGGGGCAGCGCCGCCGCGGCAAGAGCCTGGAGCGCCAGAAGGACATCCGTGCGCTTGGTCATGCTGCCCCCAGGCGGCGCTCTACAGCCGCGGCGTAGCGGTCGGCCCAGCGCCGGGCGACCTGATCAATATCGAGCAGTCTCGGCATCTGGACCGAGCGGCGAAGCACAAACATGACGACCAGCTGGCTCTCGACGCCCCGAACTTGCCGGCGACGGGCTGTGTTCTTGCGGTATCCACGCCCGTTCCGCGCCGCGATGACGTCGATCATAGCGAGGAGCGTGCCAGCCTTGCCGCGCTTGAAAACGAAGCCCGCATCGAAGTGCGCCTGCACCTCGTCAGGCGTCATCGCTGAGCCTGTGACGTTGCGTGAGCCGGGGCCGCCGAACGCGGTGCTGCGCAGAACCACGCGGCTGCGTGCGCGGGGCACGTTGCTGGTCGGGATCCAGAGGTACTGTCCGCCACTCGCCGGGCGAATGATCGACCCGCGCGAGAAGCTGTTGATGATGTCCGGCGCGTTCGACCAGATATAACCGGCCGGGCTGACGCTCACCTTGCGGTTCAGCTTGGCGATGTCGCCCGGATAAGTCTCGCCACGCCAAGTGTTCGCCAGCCGGGCACCAAGGCCGCTGGAAACGACCTGATCGCGCAGTTCACCGAGCGCGATCGGCATTGTCTCGCGCATGGCGGTGGTTGTCGCCAGCGCCACGTCACCGCGAAGCTCGTCAGCCAGCTTACCGAAGTCCGGTAAGCCGACATCAATCCTCACGGCTGCTCGCTAGCCTTTGCCGGCTCAGGATCGGCGTCGATCAGCCCCTCGTCGATCAGACGTTTACGCTCGGTCTTCGTGACCGGGATCTGGCCCTCGTATGGGAAGCGCACTTCTTCGTGCACGATCGTCGGCCCCCGCAGGGTCACCGTCTCGGTCTTCGACATGGCGATTTCCTCAGATTGCGTACGGTTCAGCGCCGATGCGCCACGACAGCCCTTCGACGTCGCCGATCGGATCCCCGACCAGCCGCAGAACCTCGCCGCCGACGATAGCGCCAGCGACGATCATGCCGCCGATCGCGATCAGATCACCCTCAGCCGGCGCGGGCACTTCGCTGCGCTGCAGTTCAAGCTGACGGGAACCGTGAATAATTTCCGTCTCACCATAGCCGCCGGTGAGATCGGGACGGCCGCAGATGACCCGCACCATAAAGGGCGGGCCATCCACAGGCTGGTAAGCCGCCGCCGCCGATCCCGGCGCATAGAACAGCGCAGCGAGACCGGCAGCGAACGGGTCCATCAGGCCAGCTGCCCCGTCACGAGCACGCGGCCTACGGCATCGCCCGACGCCTGCGCCTGCGCCGCCGCGCCAATCAGCGTATTGCTCGTGGCCGTGGTGGTGACGTTCTTGGCCGTGTTGTCCCAATAAAGCTTCGCGCCCTGGGTCCACGACTGACCAGTGGGCTTCGCCAGATCGAAGACGTCGGTACGGCGTGCTTCCACCGGTGCACCGCTCGCTGCGTCCGCCAGAGCCACACCGAAGATCGAACCGACCAGCAGTCCGCCGCCGCTCGACACGTTGTAGGGCGCGATCAGCGTGATCGTCTCGCCCGGCTGCACATAGTTCTTCGCCATGTCGGCTTACTCCTTCTCGGCAGCGGCCTTGCGGCGCGCAGCGGGCTTGTCATCGGCCGCCGAAGCGGCGTTGGACTGGTGGGGATGCCCTTCACCGGCGTCGCCCTGCGGCGTGTCGGCGGTGAGGCTTTCGACAGGCGCGTCCTTCGCGGCAGCGCCGGTGAAGTCGGCCGAGACGTCCTTGCCAGCCTCGTCGTCGAGGAGGCGCTGGGCCTCTCCGTCTTCAAGGTGCAGGACGCCTTCGTGCGGGTGGCGCAGAACACCGTTGACGCGCGCCGCCGTCAGAAGCTTGATCCACTTCATCGTAGGTCTCCGAAATCAGGGGAAAGAGGCGGCGGTTACGCGCCCGGCTGCTTGTAGCCCGAGCGGAAGTTGACCGCGCCAACGCCGTAGTCGTGGCGGACCTTCCACTCGACGCCGTCCACGCGCCACCCGTCTTGGCTGTCGGTGAAGGGCTCGGTGTTGCCGTTCAGGAACACCACCTCGATTGCCGGCGCGATGTTCGGATCGGCGAAGGCGTAATAGGCGGTGCCCGACAGGCGGGGCGTGTCGACGATGTCCGAGAACATGCCGGCAACGATGTTCGGCCGCTGCAGTTTGTTCACAGCATCCGGGTCGTACTGGCTCTGGTTGATGATGCGCGCACCACCGCCGAGCGCGATCGGCAGGACCAGGACCGACGGGCGAATATCGAGATATTCATTGCCGCTGATGTCCTTCTGCGTTGCCATCGCCACGCGGATCGCGTCGAACGCCGCGACCGATGGCGCCGCACCCGGGCTGGCAAGGTTGCCATGCGGAGCCGAGAAGAGCGGGTTACCGTCGTTCATCGTGGGGTTGCTGTTCAGCAGCGCGTAGACGTCGATCTCGATCGTCAGCTTGGCAGCGCGGCCCAGGTCCACCGCCAGGCCCGAGAACACCTCCATGTCGTCGTTGACGATCGCCTGCCGCGACAGGTTGATGATGTTGCCCTTGGTCGTGGCGCGGATCTTCTCCTTCGCCAGGTCGGGAATCGGCTTGTTCTTGAACTCGCCAGCCTCGTTGACGTTGTCGAGCGCCCCGAACGAGCCGCGCAGATAGCGGCTGTGATCGCGGAAGTCGGTCACGGTGCCGGTGCCGCAGAAGCGCGTCCAGGTGTCCGGCGTGGTGGCATAAGCCGCCTGAAGGGTACGATGGATCGCGTTTTCGAACAGGACCGGGAAGTCGCTGGTCGTCTGCGTGATCACGGCGCCGCGCGCGGTCATCGCCTCGCGAACGATCAGGTCGGGGTCGCGGCTGGATACCGAGACACCCAGGTTGCCCAGCGCTTCGCGTGCCAGATCGACGTTGCGCACACCGCGGAACTCGCCCGGGTCGATCTTGACGGTCTCGCCGCGCATGGCGGCCGCCTTCTCGACCAGCGGAGCGACGCCCGCCTTGACGAGCAGCCAGTTAGTGGCGCCCTCCACGAACTTGTCGCGGGCATCCTGCGTCACGCGTGCCGGGCTGGTGTGACCGACGCCGGCCGCGTCGCCGGCTTCCGCCAGCTTGTCGAGGATCTTCTCACGGGCATCGGCGAGCGAGGTGTCGCTGTTCACCAGGGTGTCGATAAAATCAGTCGGCATCCGATGCTGGGTGCCCAGGGCGCGGATACCACCAACGCGAGCGCGCTCCGCGGCAACAGCGTTCTGCACGTCGGCATTGGTGAGCACGGCGCCCGAGTTCTGCGCCGTTGAAGCCGCGGCTGGCGAGAGAGCAAGAGCGCCAGTGGTCGGCAACGCATCCTGCGCGCCGAGTGCGACGGCGGACTTGATGATCTTGTCGATCTCTTCCTGAGGTCCGCCATCCTTCTGGAAAGCGGCGATCGCGGCAACCAGCGCCGCGCGGGTCTTATAAAGGTCCATGGTGTTCTCCTGTGGACGTTGAGGAGCGGCAGCGGCCGCCTTTGGCTTGCCGATCATCGCCATTGCGGAGATGCGCGGGTTCTCCGGGGCCTTGCGGAACCCGAATGCGGTGACGTCACACGCCGCGGCGCTGGACGCCTCAGTCACGGACGTGACGAACTTCTGCTCAAGGGCCTGTTCGGACGTGAGCCACGTCTCGGCGTCGAGCATCGGGATCAGTTCCTCAGCCGAAAGGCCGGTCTGTCCGGAGTAGATGCGAACAAGCTGGTCGCGGATGACGTCGAGCTTATCGGCTGCGGCACGAAGCTCGCGCGCGTCGCCGATTGCGACGTCCCACGGATTGTGGATCATCATCAGGGCGTTGTCGGCCATGATGATCTCGTCGCCAGCCATGGCGATGACGGAAGCCATCGAAGCGGCCAGCCCGTCGATATAGACGGTTACCTTGCGGCCCGCCGCCTTGGCGCTGACCAACGCGTTGAAGATGGCCAACCCCTCCATGACGTACCCGCCTGGGGAGTTGATGCGGACGATCAGGTCGCCGTCGCTGCTGGCGATGGCGCTGAAGATCGTTTTGGCGTCGAGCTTGTCGTACTCGTCGCCAATTATCCCATACAAAAGGATATCGGTCATGCGGGCGCTCCCGTTCGCCGACTTGGCCAGTCATGCTGAAGGGGTCGCTGGAGCGCGCCAGCGACACGTTGCGGACAGACGATCATTCAGGCCTCCTTAGGGGCGCTTGAAGCGGGCTCAGCAGGATTGCCGACGGCAGTTACGCGGCGCGGATCGCTGTCGAAGACGAGGCCCATGGCATCGAGCTTCTTGGCGTCCGCGACCCACTCCGCGAGGAAGGTGTCAGGATCCTC